CTGACGATTCTGAGGTAACATGGCATTACCCGGTTGGTGACGCCAGTGCGGATATCACCAACTATGTTACATATAACTATTTAGAGGATAACTGGACAATCGGAACACTGGACCGGGGGGCATACATACACGCCCCAACGAAAGAGTATCCGGTTGCGGCGTCAAACAGCCTGTCAGACATAGACAACAACTTTCTGTACCTGCATGAGTTTGGGCACAGTGCTGACGGGGAGCCTTTGAACGCATTTGTGGCTTCTGGGGGAATTGAGTTGGGCGATGGCGAGTCGTTTATGTCGATGAGGCGGGTTATTCCGGATTTTACATTCCGGGGCAACTCAACTGCTGTAGACCTGTCGCTGGATATTCTTGGGAAAGATTTCCCGCTCAACACAGAAACACTGCTGGATACAGCGTCAATTAACAGCACTACAGGCCAGTATCATTTAAGAACGAGGGCAAGAGAGGTGATTGTCAAAATCACCACAAACGGCCCCGAGTATGGCTGGACGCTGGGTGATTTGCGCTTTGATATCCGCACGGACGGTAAGCGCTAATGTCTAGATACACTACATTACCGGTAGCCAATAAAGAGTACGACCAGCAAAACGAGCAGGTGGCCAGAAGAACGATAGAGCAGTCTTTGCAGGACATCTCCAGCACGGTGGAAGGCAATACAAACAAGACCAATAAGAACTCATCTCTGGCCTTGCGCCGGTTTCAGTTCTTATTGATGGGGGCAAGCAGTGGCTGACGTAATCAAGGTATTGGGTCAGTCGGCTCCAGCGGCAACCACAACAACAACCCTGTACACAGTGCCGAACCTCAATCAAACCACTGTCAGTTCGCTGGTTATCTGCAACAGAACAGGAGGCTCACTCAGCTATCGCGTGAGCGTGCATGTTGCGGATGCGGCAACTGACGACAAGCAATATCTGTACTACGACAAGACCCTCGCGGCCAACGAGACATTCTCTGCCGTGCTCGGGCTGACTCTTAATCAAAGCGACGTGGTCAAGGTGTATGCGAGCAACACTGGCCTTAGCTTTAACATGTTTGGTGTAGAGACAAGCTAATGAATCGATATCCAGCAAAACCGATGATGGACCAGATGGCGCAACATGGGCGCTACGGCGACACCATGCTGGTGCACATGAACCCCATTGAGGTGGCTGGCATTGCCGCGCTCTCGCCCACGGGACAGCTCACTACAAACCCAGTAACAGGACAACCAGAAGCGTTCCTTCCTCTTCTGTTTGGCGCACTTGGCGGCGCCCTAAAGTTGGGCACGCTGGGCACAGCGGCCCTGAGCGGTATTGGCACTGCGGCAATCACGGGCGACCTCAAGCGCGGATTGCTGGCTGGTGTTACCTCTGGCCTGACCGCGGGCATTGGCGAAGCATTTGCTGGTGCGGACGCGGCGGCGGATGTAGCAACCACCAGCGCGGATGGCTTGCAGTCTGTTGTGGACTCCGGTGGAGACATTATGGGCGCTATAGGCGCTGGTGAAGTGCCCGCAAGCGCGATGACCGCCGCCGGCCAAGCCGGAGTTGGAGCTGGCACGGACACCCTTTCTGCGTTGCAGGCCGGAGCGTATGGCGTAGACGGTACAGGCAGTATCGTCAGCGCTTCAGCTCCGTATGACGCGATGCTTACCGGATCGGCGCAAAGTGCGGCAAACCCCGGATTAACCATTGCAGATGTAAGACAGCTTTCTTCTGCCCCGACGAGCCTAGCGGGAACGCCCGCAGACCCAACGATAAGCCAGCAACTGTTTGGCGGAGCAGAGGATTTTGTCAATCGCGGCATTGGCTCACTCGGCACCAGCGGACAGCTTGTCGGCGCAATGACAGCCGAGGGCATGTCACAGCAAATGCAGACCCAGCAGGACTTTGAGCGCCAGCAACGACGCCTACAAGAAGAGTCTGATGCCAAGCGAATGCAGGCATATCAAGACCTGCAAGGCGCTTATGCAATGGCGCAACCAGACGCCCAGCGCGGCTACAGCCCTTACCGGTCAATGATGAGCATGAACACACCCCCTCCGTATGTGCCCGGAATGAGGGCTGGCGGGGCATTGCGCTTCTCCAACGGGGGGTCGGTCATTGAGGACGGCGGATCACAGCCAGCTACAGAAGCTAACGGCGGCACTCCTCCCGGTGGAGGCAACAACACGACCACAACTGGCACAAATATGACTTTTGATGCTTGGCTTGCCGGTCCCGGCGCGGCATACCAAGGAAGTACTCTCGCCGATAAGATGGAGGCGTATCAGAATTTCATTGGTAGCAACTCGGATGCTTATGTAGACCCGAACGGCTACCAGACCACCAATGGAAACGGCAACCAGACCACCAATGGAAACGGCTACCAGACCACCAATGGAAACGGCAACCAGACCACTAACACCCAGACCACCAATGGAAACAGCAACACGACTACAACTGGCACAAATATGTCTTTTGCTGACTGGCTTGCCGGTCCCGGCGCGGCATACCAAGGGAGCCCTCTCGCCGAGCAGATGGAGGCGTATCAGGATTTTATTGGTAGAAACCCGGATACTTATGTAGACCCGGACGGCACAACAACCGGCACAACGACAACTGGCTCAACGACAACCGGCACAACGACAACCGGCACAACGACGCCCGGCCCAACGACCATCACCCCCACTCCAGAGGAGCAAGCGGTCCTTGACAGAGCGGCGAGGGGGGATTTGCTCGGCCCGCAGGGGCAGGCCATTTTCGTTAATTATTATGATCGACTTGCCAAAGCCAACCAGCAGGCGGCTTCGGATGAGGCGGCGGCAGAGGCGGCGGCAGGGGCGGCGGCAAACACACTATACATTCAGAGTGGCGCGACCAACCTTGAAGCCTTGAATGCGCTAAAAGGCGCGGGTCTTGTCCCGCAGGATGCTTACAACTGGTTCCGACGGTGGTTCCAAGAAAGCGCCCAGAATGGTCATGACATCGCTCAGGGTCAGTTCTTGGCTAGCGAACAATTTCCCGGCACTGAGGAGTGGCTCGCAACAACAGACTTCGCCGACTCCAGCAAGAAGTATTTAAGGCAGGTTTTACCTCTGATACAGCAGGCCGCGACATCGGGTATTCCCCTTTCCGGACAAGAGGGTAGCGTTGAGGATATCGTGGCATATAACCCGTTCGGAACCTATGCCGGTGGATATCAATCGGGGTATGGCGGATTAGACCCCGTCACCATTCAGAAAAACCTGCGTGGCGGCGTGTCTGTGGCACCGCCGAGAGATTATATGCCGGGGTTTGAGCCGGAGTTTAGTTACTTCCAAGAAGACCCAAGCAGGTTAGAAATTCCAGATCGTTCCTACAGGCCGACAATGCGGTTCTCAAATCGGAGTGATGCTTACTTCGACCCGATCCTTGAGGAGCAGGCATACCTGCAACAGCTCTCGGATTATTATCAAACACTCGGCGGATACGAACCTGACGATGTTGTATATCCAGAAGAGACGGCATCTACCGAGGATGATCCTGATACAACTGGGGGCGGCGAAGACAATGTCGCTACTGAAGATAGCGGCGGCGACGACGGCTCAACAGACACCATCCCCACCGACGATAGCGGCGGCGACGACGGCTCAACAGACACCGTTGACCCAGTAACCCCGCCCGCCCCAACTCCGACACTGTCGAGAGAAGCGCTCAATGCCCTTTATCAGGAGCTGTTCGGTCGTGACGCACTAGATGCCGGCTACAACTACTGGCTCAGTCAGGTGACTAGCGGGGCGGTCAGCATGGAAGACTTGCGAGACGCGCTTATTGCATCTGCGCAAGGCTCTGACAAGGACTACTACAACCAGTATGTGCTTGGCGCAGGCACCGGAGACGGCACTGACGATGGAACTGGAACCACTGACGACGGGACTGGAACCACTGACGACGGGACTGGAACCACTGACGACGGGGCTGGAACCACCGATTACGGGGGTTACGGTGACAGCTTGATGCTCTTGACCGGCAACGAGGCAAAAAATTACGTCGACCGGATGTTTGACGTGACGGGCGTAGACCCATACTCCACGGGAGGAGGCAGTCTGTCTGGTCAGGAGCGTGCCGCGCAAAGGGAGAAGGCCAAACTTGTAATCAGGGATTTGTTCTACCGCTACTTGGGTCGCGAGCCTGACTCGGAAGCGCTTGATCACTACTCAAACAGGATAGTCAAGCGCGGCGGCGCTGTTGCGGAAAGGAACCTGCGAAAGGTGGCTCAGGAGATCATGGAGTCAGAGGAAGGTCAAAACTACGCCTCCGGCATCCGCGCCGGCACAATTACTCCTCCAGACAGAACCAGACCTACCGGAAGCTACACCTATACCAACATAGATGAGTGGATGGCTGGCGGGTCTGGATCACAGCCGATGGAGCTAGATCCCACCCCAGACGAAGAAGGATATTACAGCGCCGCCGACGCCAGAGATGTAGACCGATTCCTGCACGAAAGAAGGGCCTCGCTGTATGGGGTCTTGGTTAAGGCTGACTCCAAGGCTGAAATATCCGTTGATGACTTTAGCAGGGCGCTGTCTGGGCAGACGGGTCGATACGGCGGCAGGATGATATTTGATCCTGAAACAAATTCGATCTACGAAGGCATTACTGACGATATGTCACAGTCAGAAAAAGATGCCTTCTTGGGCAAACTTGAGGAGATGCGACGCAGGACGGATGTCCCAACGATTTTGGGCGTCGACCCGAGCCTGCTGACTAACGCGGAAATAACGAAAAGAAATGCTGTAACCGGATCTAGCTCCGGCAGTATGTCGCAAAGAATAGGTAACACGCAGTACTTTGTCGGAGACAACGGAGAAATTGTTACCTATCAAGTCAAGGACGTTGACTACGATCAAAGCCCCTCTTTTAAGGGCATGGCCGAGGGAGGCACGGTCCCCCTTAGGACATCAATGGGTGATACCGCAGTTTCCGCTGGAGGCATCGCGAATGTGCCAACCGAGTTCACCGCGTCAATGCCGTCCAAAGAGGAGTTCAGCATGGTGACCGCCGCTGTTCTCGGGCGCCTAGAAGACCCCGACCCTATCATCAACATGTTTGTTGAGAAGTATGGTCCTGAAATGTTCCAGAAGGTGCGTGACTACATACTCAACAATGTTGCGCCCGATGCCCAGACAGAGGGCATGGTTCGCGGCAGGGGTAGCGGTATGGACGACAAAGTCCCCGGTATGATTGGCGATCAACAGCCCGTCGCAGTGTCGCCGGGGGAGTTTATTGTTCCTGCTGATGTCGTGTCAGGATTAGGCGATGGAAGCTCTGATGCTGGCGCCAAAGAGCTAGATAGGATGATGGAGCGGGTCAGGATGGCCCGAGGGGGAACAACAGAACAAGCTCCGCCAATTGACGCAAGGAAGATGATGCCTGCATGAAAATTAGCCTAGTCCCGTTAGAGCACGCCGCGTCGGCATGGAACGATGTCCGACATTACTTAGAGCCTGCCGTCGAGACAGCTAATGGGCGGTGGACGATGGAGCATCTCTGCGCCGCCGTTGTGATGGGCAACACACAGCTCTGGATAGCGTTTGACGACGAAAAAGTCTGGGGCTGTTTGACCACAGAGGTCACTCAATATCCTGCCAAGAAGGTTCTTTCCATGCATTTTCTGGGCGGCGAGGACTTTGACAAGTGGTACAGCCTCCTTCTGGAGCAGATAACCCGTTATGGCTTAGACATGGGGTGCGACGGCATTGAGGGCGTGGCCCGATTTGGTTTCTGGAAATATCTACAGGCTGACGGCTTTGAGAAGTCAGCGGCATTTTACGAGAAGGGTATGAAAAATGGGTAGCAAAGGCGGCGGATCGTCCGCACCAACTGAGTCAACAGTAACTCAAACCAATCTGCCTGAGTACGCAGAACCCTACTACCGTGACCTACTAGCCAGAACAGGCTACGAAAGTGCAATTCCGTACCAGCGGTTCCGAGGCTCGCGCCTTGAGTACTTTAGGCCAGAAGAGCAGACAGCCATGAGGCGGATGGTGGACCTCGGCATGTCTGGCACTCCAGTTGAGCTGGAAATGGCCGGTCAGATAGCGGCTCAAACAGGCCAAGGCAATCCCTACGCGGGGACCATGCTGGAGGTAACAAAACGGGCACAAGAAATGCCCGGATATGCCAGCGGTTTTCGTCAGGGGAATGTGTACAGCGGGTACGAGGCACAGCTCTTTAATCCCAACGTGGAAAGCGGCTACACGCCTCAGTTCTTTAACCCTAATGTCGAGAGCGGCTACACGCCTCAGTTTGCGAATGACCGCGCGGTAATCCAGTCCTACATGAACCCTTACACCGAACTTGTTACAAACAAGCTAGCGCGTGAGGCTCGTCGCCAATCAGAAATACAAGGCCAGCAAACCGGACTCCAAGCGGCAGGCATTGGTAGCTTGGGCGGGTATCGTGAAGCCATCATGCAGGCCGAGCGAGAAAAGAACCTGCAAGAGCAGATAGGCGATATCTACGGAACTGGCTTACAGCAGGCTTACGGCCAAGCCACGGGCCTCTTCCAAGCCGGAGAGCAAGCTCGACAGCAGGCGGCGGCTATGGGCATGGATGCGGCCAGAATAGAACAGGCGGGCCGCATCGCCAACGAACAAGCAAGACAGAGGGCGTCTACGCTGGGAATGGACGCGGCGAGAATCGAACAGGCTGGACGGATTGCGAACGAGGCCGCAAGACAAAGAGAGGCCGCGATGGGCATGGACGCCTACAGGATGGAGCAGGCTGGTCGAATCGCAGAGGAGCAGGCTCGCCGACAGGCAATGGAAATGAACTACATGCAGGCCCAAAGAGCGGCACAGCTTGGCCAGTCTGCATACGGTCAGTTGCTTGGCGGGGACCAACAGAGAATGGCCGCGGCAGGCATGCTGGGCGACTTTGTGGGCCAGCGACAGCAGATGGAGCTGGAGCGCCTTAGAGCGATGCAGACGGCGGGCCAGATCGAAAGAGAACTGCGCCAGCGCGGAAGGGATATCGGTTACGCAGACTTCCTCCGACAGCAGGCATACCCAAGAGAGAATCTGGCGTTCTACAGCTCTATGTTGCAGGGCATACCAATTGCGCCGGGACAGATATCACAATCATATGGCATCACCCCATCCATGACCCAGCAGTTGCTGGGCGCCGGTATCGCGGGTGTCGGCCTGTACAACGCATTTCGATAGGGGCTAGCTGATGAATATCCTTGAGCAAGAAGACATCATCAAGGGACTGCCAGATCAAGCCCTTATGATGGAGGCGTCAGCCCCCACCGGACAGGTTCCTCAGTTTCTGGTCATCTCGGAGATCAAGCGCCGCGCCGACATGCGCAAGCGCTATGAAAACCAGCAACAGCAGGAACAGGGCACTGTCAAAGATCAGATACTGGCAGAGGCAATGGGCATTCCAAGTGTGATGCCACAGCAGATGGCCCCTCCACAACAGCCAATGGCCCCAGCAGGGGCGCCCCCGATGGGTGCTATGCCACCCCCGATGGGCGGTATGCCTCCGCAGGGAGCACCCCCAATGGCTCCCCCCATGCCACAGGGCGGTATAGCGTCTGTCCCGCAGGCTATGCCCCCGATGGGTATGGCTCAGGGCGGGATAGTGCGCATGCAACAGGGTGGGCCTACCGACCTGCTTGACCTTATTGCCGCAGGCGCCTCTCCCGTGGAGTTGCTGAGGCGCGGCTACACGCAGGAGCAGATACGGGCGGCTGGAGCGCAATATCAGGCAAAGATGTCGGCTCCGATTGAGGTTGTGGGGGGCATGCAACAGATACAGGATTCGCCCACCCGAACGCCGCAGATGGGATATGGAGACCAGTACGACGAGCCATTTGTTCGCGGCATTACGGACTTGATTGCAGACAAGGCGTCTGATGTGGCAGGTGCCGTAGGACAAGGCATAGAGTCGTTAGGTATTGCGGCAGAGAAAAATATGCCCAACTACGGCCTGTTTGGCAGAAACGATCTGTCACTACCTTCCATCCCGATGCCTGAGCGCAGGAGCCAAGAGGCAATGGCCGGGATGTTTTCTCCAGACCAGATTGCAGAGCGACTGGCAAATAGGCCGAGCCTTGCCGGCGATCTGAATATGACTCCCATGGACTTTATCCGACAGCGGGTTCTGGGGCAGGGAGAAGCGGGTGATGCTCGGGTTCAAGGAAACACCAGTGCTGAGGTGCAACCCAGCTCGACAACTCCCTCCGGAAGCGATCTTGACTTTTTAAATAATCCGTTTCCAGATGCCAAAGACGGCACTGTAGCCGATCCAGTTGCCGGCCTTGTGACAACAGTGGCTGAGGCTCAAGATCAGGTCGGTCGCACTCCCCAGCGGAGTTCAGATTCGGAGGGAGGCATTTACGGCGGGGCCATATCCTCTATAGACCAGATGATCGCAGACCTGTCCGGAAGAGAAACTCAGGCATCGCCTGTTCTTGACTTGTCAGACGTAATTGAACGCTCCCGAAAGGGCACCTTAGCTGAGACCTTTATGAGGCTGGGCGCGGGCGTTGCTGGCGGCGATATCAGCAAGGGCATTTCTGGGGCGGCAGATGCCGCATCAAAAGGACGCCAAGAGCTGTCTAGACTGGAGATGGCAGAGCGCATCGCCAAGACCAAGGCTGGTCAGGAAGACATTCGCAGGGGCGAACAACGTGATCTTGACATGGCTAGGCTTGGTCTCCAGAGAGGTCAGCTAGCGCTGATGGATCAGCGGCTTTCTAACGAGTTGGGCAAAGCAGAGCGGGTAAGTAAAGGTCAGTTGTTCAGTCTGGTGTCTGACCTTGTGAAAGAGGCCACAGATGACATGATGACAGAGGACAGACTGGAGGCTGTTGACAGGCTGTCAGCTTATTTCATGCAGAAATATGCCCCATTGCTGGACATTTCCCTTACCGAAGAGGATTTAAAAAGGCTTGGCACAACCTACTCCGGTGCAGGGGGTGGCGCAAGAACGCGCGAAGGGATAATGGCTCAATACGGGCTTTAGTATGGCTACCAGAGAACAGCTTGAGGACGCACTGGTAAAGGCTCACACTGCGGGCGATTTCGACGCGGCAAATCTTTTTGCGTCCATGATAAAAGGCGGCGATTTTGAAGGAGACACATCCCTCCTTGGCTCTATTGGAGAGGCGGCGCGTCGCATTCCCGGCGGTTTAGCGCGGGGCATCACCAGCACGTTTACGGGTGCTGGACAGCTTATCCCCGGCCTTGATGATGACGAGTTAGTAGAAACACAGCGCGGCATCGACGCCGCAATCAGAGAAACGCTCGGCTACGATCCAGACTACGACGACAGCAATGTAGCCGCGATTGGCGAGGCTCTGGGCCAGATCGGCTCGTTTATGCTTCCCGGCCTCGGCTTGGCAAAGCTGGCGACGGTTGGGCGGGGAGCGCAAACCGCCCTCGGCGCTGGGATAGGCTCTGCGCAAGGACTTGCTCTTGGCGCGGAAGAGCGACAGCAGGCGATGGAACGCGGCATTGAGATATCGGACACGCAGAAAACGCTGTCCAAGGCGTCTGATATAGCCATCGGCGCACTGGAGGTAGCGGGCGTCCCCCTCAAGATACTGCGCGGCCTGCCCAAGAGGTGGGAGGATACGCCAGAGGGCGGCGTTCTGATGCGCAGGCTTCGGTCAGCAGTTGCTGGCGGCTTCAGAGAGGGTACTCAGGAAGCCATCTCGGGCATTGCAAGGGATATATCTGCGTCCTCAATATACGATCCAGACAGGCCGATTGGCGACAGCGTTGTTGATGATTTCGCTGTAGGCGCAGGCGCTGGTGGCATATTTGACTTTGCTTTCAGCTTGGCCACCGGCAAGTACAAGCGTAGAGCGCCAGACGATCCGCCAGAAATACGCGAGCCGACCCCCGAAGAGGCAGAAGCCGAAAAAGAAGCGCGGGTTCGCGAAGAGGAGAGAGCCGAGGCGTACAAGGACCAAGAGGTTGAGGCGGCTAGGGCAACCGAGCGAGTCCAGCAAGACCTTGTTGGCCCCCCAACGCGAGAGACCGCAGAGCAGGGTGTTGTCATTCCGGGGCGATCAGAGCGCCTGAGAGAAGACTACCAGTACGGCAGAGACCTTGGTCGTCCTGAGTACGGCCTTAACCCTGACGAGTCCACAGCAGAGAGGATCGCAAACCGCATCGCAACCCGACTTGGCTCAAGCATGCCGCTCGGGGTGTCATTTGACCCAACCAAAGAAAGGATCACTGCTGACGGGGTTGAATATGGACCCGTCATCAAAGACGAGCAAAAGCGCCAAGAGGTTGCGAATAGGCTCACCTCCAGAAGCCAGCGTCAAATCCCGATTGTTGAGGGCGTCACACCGCTTGCCGAGTCATATAACGTCAACGCGGTTGAGCTGAAGAGAGAGGCCCAAGGGCTTTCGCTTGAGGCGGACCGGCTAGACAAAGAAATTGACGTTGCGCAAAAAGAGCTAAACGAGGCGTCCAAGAGGCGGTTTAACACGCCTGTCACCGTAGAGGATGACCTGCTCACGGCAGTGGCAAAGCTGGGCGGCATAGATACGGAGCTTGCGCGACAGGATGGGATAGAGGCGTCAAGAAACCCCAAGCCGTATGCAGGCAAGTACAGGGTTATCAAGAGCAACGGCCTATCGTTTGATGAGATGGGCGAGTTGCTTGCCGACAACGGCTTTTATGCAATGCGGCCAACGGCAAACCAAGTCCTGCAAGACATAGATGATGCTCTTAACAGGTTTGACGAAAACGCCCGGTTTAGCGGGGACGGCAAGTTTATTCCGTCTCCTGATGCCGGAACCTACTTTGGAGGCTCAAAAGGCGCTGAGTTGCAGGCCAAGAAGCGAGACCTCATGGAGAGGGAGCAACGGCTAGAGCAGATAAACTACACGCTGAAGGAGCTGGAGGGCAGAGACCCTTCTACCGTTTCATCAGAGGCGGAGCGGAGCCAGCTTGAAGAGTTTCAGCGGCTTGCCGAAGCCACCGTCGCGGCCCAGCCAGCGATTGAAACCGTTGAGCCAGTAGAGACTCGTGACAGAGACACAGCACAAGCCGCCGCTGAGGCGGAGCGAGACCTGCCGCCCCCGGAAAGAGCGATGGTCGAAGAGGCCGCTCCCCAAGACGCCCCACCCCAAGAAGCCCCCCTACCAGAACCCGCCGCTCAAGCACTCGTACCATACGACCCCAACGACACCGACATAGCCAGAAACCTTCGTCAGGCGCTAGAGCGCTTTGGTGTTGCAGATGAGTTCACAGCAAGGCTGGTTGAGCAAGTTGGCAAGGCAACTTACGATGCAGACGGCAACGTCATTGTGGCGCCAGACCCAGATGCGGAGCGTGAGCGTGCCAGAGCCGAGGAAGAGGGCAGGCCGTATGATGTAGAGGGGCGCTTCAGCCCACTGACCAAGCTGATACAGGTGAGCTTGGATGCGGTACGGCCCAAGGTCGAGGCTGGAATGACCTACGACCAAGCGGTCGCGGACATTCTCAACCACGAAATTGTTCACGCACTACGCCGTCTTGACTTGTTCACAGCGCAGGAGTTCAGCCTTCTTGAGCGAGTGAGCAGGAAGTACATCAAGCCAGACAGCGGCGTGACCTACGCAAACTGGGCCTCATCAACATACGCAGACGGCACCCCAGTGGAGATTCAGGAAGAAGCGATAGCGGAGATGATCCGCGATGCCTTGACTCGCGGCGTTGTTATCGACGGAAGACAAACGAAGCCAAGCGGCAAGATACGCCAGATGATCAGCAAGATTGTCGAGCTGTTCAAGCAACTTGCTGGATTCTCCCAGAACCAAGACATCAACTCGTTCTCTGAGTTGGTCGAGTCGATCAAGTCCGGCGATGTTGGCAGAAGGGAGCGGGGCGTTGTCCGCACCCAGATGGCCGTGGAGAGAGAGGCTGGCGCGATACCAGAGCGTGGCGTCACCTCCGAGATTCTCGGATTCCAGTATCAGCGCCCGCAGGGCGTCGGAGACACGTCGAGGAGGCCTGCGGCAGATCAGCCTATCGTTGATGAAGCCATGATGAGCCGCAGGTTGGTCAGAGCTGAGGAGCAGGGCTTTGACACTAATCAGGTGTATTACCACGGCACGGCCTCCCCCGATATACGCCGGTTCCGCACAGAAATCCCCCACGCAAAAGGCATCATTGCCGGTCACTTCACAACCGACCCTGAGTTCGCGAATAAGTTCGTGCCTCTGGTGGCTAGGGACGACGAGGCGCAAACTGTCTACCCAGTATTCTTGCGGGTTAATAACACGTTCGATCCTCGCGACAAGGGGATGATGAAACTGGTTACCGACGAGATCGACAAGGGATCGGATGGTCAGGGGCACAGGCTTGTTGTAGATAGCCTAATGGGCACGTCTCAGTTTGCCCTTGCTGAGTCAGATGCCGTCTCTTTTGCGGACTCCCTTGCTGACGACGTTGGGAAAATGGTGCGAGCCACGCCCCTAAACAAGTTCACATTTGAGGAGCTTGAGATAATGTCCCCGTTCATTAAGGGGGCTGGTTTTGATTCCTACCTCGACTTTGAGCGTGGCTCCGGAGTGGTCACCGGCATAGCGGTCTTTGACCCCGCCAACATCAAGGGCGTGTTCGCTGACTTTGATCCATCTGGCGTCCCCGAGGGGATGCGGTATGAAGATGACATCATGCACAGCCGCAGAGCCACGGGAACCCCGATCACCAAGGCGGTTGCCAGAGCAAAGAAAAAGCATGATGGCATTAGATTCAGCACCGAGGAGGAGTTTTTCGGGAAGGTGTGGCCGTCGCTCATGGCGGACGTTGGCGGCACAGTCCCGTCTAACAAGTTGAGAGTAGGCGCCAAGCGAGCAGTCAGAGACCTGAAGGAGTGGGTGAAAAACAACCCCAAATACAACGACTACTACAACGAGGATATGAAGGCTACGCGGGCCTCGCTTGAAGCTGAGTACGGCAAGATGTCGGACACTGACTTCTCCCTGTATATGTTCCTGAACGGGATTACATCCCCCGGCACCAAGCTGGCGTCGAATGTTGGTGACGCAGTCAAGGCGTTTGACCTGTACCGCCGTGACGGCAACTTTGACTCAATCAAGATGGGCCTGAGCGACAAGGGCAATGTCGTCATGGTTGATGCGCCGATCAGCATATCCGGACTGACCGCCTCGTCCAAGGCCAGAACGATGAAGGCGCTGGATAAGCTGGTACGCGAGCGCGGTAGCATGAAAGCGGCGCTTGACTACCTTTTTGAACCGGTGACCATGACAGAGCTTGAGTCCTTCAAGAAGGGGCTGGGCTACTCTGGTGTTGACAAAAAGGCGGACATACGCGGTCTTGTCGAGGATGCCACGGGGCAGAAGCCTGACAAGGACCAGCTTATCCCGCGAATGTTTTTCTTGGGTCCAAAGCTGGGCGCATACACGTTGAACCTGATGGGTGATAGCCGATACCAGACTGTTGATGTCTGGGAGGCTAGATTCATACGCAGTTATTTTGATAACATGTATGACACTAATACAGGCATCACCATGACTGCTGAAGAGGGCCGCTTGTTTAGGGACTTCAGTAAGGTGTTCGCTGAAGAGTTTGAGAAGGTGTCTGGCTTTAGGGCGGACCCAGCCACTCTTCAGGCGATGCGCTGGTTTTACATGATCAACGCGGCCAAAGAGGCCGGATATTCTGGAGCGTCCACGAATGAAACAATATCAGAACTCACAGAAAAGCAAATCCAAAACACTAGAGGAACTCGCTATGGAGGCCGGTCGTCGGGCGATGGCGCGGTTCAAGTCGGAGAGCAAGCAACAAGAGAAGGCCAAGAAAGAATAGAGGACGCGCCGCTTGCATCTCGTCGCAAGCTGGACCCCGCCAAGGTAGAGCAGGCCGTCGCAGAGACAGCGGCAGAGGCAGAGGCGACACGATACAATGTGCCCCTCTATAGCACCAAGGCATCTCCCGAAGCGCAATACATAGCTCGCAACCCTGAATCAGCGATGATTGCTGATGACGTGTTAGAAGCAAGACAGCCGAAGTACAGCGACACCGCAAACAGGGTAATCAACAGCCTTACAGCAGACCGCCCCCAAGCCGCCGACCCCATGAAGGAGTTCATGGACGCGACCGGCGAAAACAGTACCATTGACTACCAGCTCACAAAGGCCAAGCAGGCCACGGTCAACCGATACGCTAGGCTGGAAAAGCTACACAAAAGGTACTTCAAGGACTATCTGGCCGACACCAGCGCGATAGCGTCTGTCTTGTTTGCCGACAGGTCTCGCGGTGTGACGGCATCTGCCATCAAGGACGGGGTGCCCCAGTACCAGCAGGGCTTTACCAAGGTCGTTGATTTTACGCACAAGGGCAAAAAATATCGCGGCCTGATTGACATACTGGGCATGCTCCGCACCAAGGAGCACGGCGATCTCAGCAGGCTGGCTCAGTCCTATGCGATTGCCATGCGCGGGCGCAGGCTGAACGACGAGGGAAAGCCGACTCCTGTGTCCAAGAAGGACATAGATGATGTAAAGGCCGCAGTTGCCGAATACACGGACGCTAACGGCAACAACCCGATTACCGAGTGGTATGAGGTGTGGCAGGCATACAACAACAAGGTTATCCAGTTTCTGCAAGACACTGGAGTGTTGTCGGAGGAGACCGCTGTGAGCTGGCGCGAGGCGTCAGACTACATCCCTTTCTACCGCGCCCTCGACAAGACCGCCAAGGTCGGTAGCGTTACACACGGGGTGTTTGGCGATCTAACCAAGCTGGGGTCATTCCGCGCATACAAGGGTAGCGACAAGGCGATCAATGTCCCGCTGGTTGAGGCAATCGTTAAAAACACATCTGCGGCAATTGACATGGGCATGAGGAACGTGGCCCAGCAGAGAATCGCCCGCGACATGCAGAAGCTACAGCTTGCAACGCAAGTGCCCTATGCCAGACGCAACGATGCCGGCGTTGTCACGTTCAAGGTCAGGGGAAAGCCTGTCAGCTTCCTGATACACGACCCCCTCATTTTTGAGTCGATGCAGGCTATCGACAGCACAGGGATAGAGGATTTTTCAAGGACGTATTTTGGACCATTCTCTAACTTGTTAAGAGAAACGGTAACCCGCTCTCCGGGGTTCATGCTGGCTAACATGTTCCGAGACAGCCTTTCGGCCTTCGTCACATCTGGCGCCAACTTCATCCCGCTTATAGACACGGCTCGCGGAGCCTTCAATGACGTGAATCGGCTTGAGCGCACGGGCGTTGTCGGCGGCTATGATTTCTCCGTGGGGCAAAATGTATTTACCGGCGAGACCAAGATCGACGACCTGTTTGAGCAGGAATTTACGCGGCGGAACAAGGACGGCCTACCCCTTAACATGTTCAAGAGTGCGTGGGAGTTCCTCGGGAGAGCGACAACTCGGTCTGACGCGGCCACACGACAGGCTGTTTTTGATGACGTGTATAGCCGCACAGGTAATGAGGCTGAGGCACATTTTCAGGCGCAAGAAGTTCTCAACTTTTCCAGACGCGGCAGTAATCCTGTTATGCGGGCGATCACAGCGGCTATCCCCTTCCTGAACGCAAGAATACAGGGTCTTGATGTGCTGTGGCGTGGAGCGATAGGCGTTAACAATGCAAACACCGATCTGGGCAAGAACAGGGCGCAACTGTCCTTTGCGTTGAGAGGGGCGTTACTGGCCACAGCAACCGCGATGTATTGGAGCTTGGTGAGTGACGAGGATGAATACAAAGAGGCTAGCCCAGAGGAGCGGGACAATTACTGGCTGATCCCCTTAGATGGTATGGTATTGAGGCTTCCGATTCCGTTTGAGGTTGGCTTGATATTCAAGACGATACCGGAAACCGTGCTAGACACTACATTCGGAGAGAGAACGTCACGTCAGGCTTTCGATACCGCCAAGCGCGGCATCACGTCAACGCTGGAGATCAACCCGATCTTTGGGATACAAGCGTTTGCGCCGCTACTTGAGGCGTCCGCAAACTACAACAGTTTTACAGGAAGGCCGGTGGTGCCTGTGTGGATGACCGGCAAGCTACCAGAAGAGCAGGCTACGGATTACACCTCCGAGCTGGGCCGCTTTATTGGCGATATGTTAAACATGTCACCCATGAAGGTTGACCATGTAATGAAGGGCTACACTGGTACAATCGGAACGTACATTCTGGACTGGACGGACAGGGTTGCTAGAGACCCAAGCATGGCTGATAACCTGAAAAAGCTGGGCGTCAACATTACGTCTCCAGAGTTTCCATCAGCCGCTATATATGACTACCCAGTATTAAGACGGTTTCTCCGGGGGCCAGAAGGCTCCGGCTTAAAGGATCAGTTTTACGACCTATACAACGAGGTCCGCCAAACGTACAACACAATGAATGATCTGCGTGAAGAGGGCAGGATTGAGGATTTAAACCGGCTGATATCTACCAGAGGCACACTGCTTGACGTGAAGCGCCCTGTTTACAGCTTAAAGCGGGAGCTTGACAAGATCAGGAAAAGGCGTCAAACAATACTTAGGTCTGACCTTGACCCAGACGTAAAACGCAAGAAAATAGAAGAGCTGGACGCATTTACCAATAAAATGCTGGCAATTGTGCCAGAGCTGGAGCGTGCCGCAGACAGGCCGGCAACAAGAATGTTCCAGTAATAACATTCTAGCGGGGGCATAGGATGCAGTTGGGGAAGTTTGCCGAGAGCGAGGCTCAGGCCGAGGTCGCGGCGTTGCTGGACAGCGGTCTGACAAAGACACAAACAGCCAAAAGGCTGGGAATTTCAGAGCGCAATGTCTACCGCGCGGTAACCCGCATCAAAGCCAACGCGGTGAGGCGTGGCTACAGCCCAGAGCATGACATGAATCATGTTGTTCCAGAGGGCTACAAGGTCAAGGGCGTATCCACCTACTACAATGAAGACGGCAAACCCACCGGACAGTGGGTCAAGTCGGCCACAGACGAAGAGCGCAGAGCGCAAGCCCTCCTTGAGGCGGTAGAGAATGCCGCCACAGCACTCCCGAAGTTCAAGCCAGCCAAGCCCCCCAAGCAGGTTGACGAAAACCTAGCCTCCCTCCTTACTATCACCGATTTTCACCTTGGCATGAAGGCGTGGAAAGATAGCGACGGTGATGACTGGGATCTGAAGATAGCGCGTGATGTGTTTCTCAATGCTATACATGACATGTTAAATGCAAGTCCGAAGTCAGGGACAGGAATCCTCAACCAGCTCGGCGACTTTCTGCACTGGGACGGACTTGTTCAGGTTACACCCACATCTGGGCACCACCTCACCGGGGACGACCGCTACTCTAAACTTGTCGAGTTGAGCATCAGCGTGATGACCGAAGCCGTTCACATGATGCTGAAAAATTTCGGGAAGGTTGTTGTTGTGCAGGCCGAGGGGAACCACGACCTAGCTTCCAGCGTCTGGATGCGGAAGTTCATCAAACATCGGTTTCAAGATGAGCCACGGGTAGAGGTTGTTGATAACGAGTTCCCCTACTATGCGTATCAGCACGGCGAAATCATGCTGGGATTCCACCACGGCCATAAGATGAGGATGGCCCAGTTGCAGAAGCTGTTCGCTTCAGAGCCGCGCTTCAGAAAATTGTGGGGCGCAAGCAAGCATGCGTACATACACTGCGGACACCTGCACCATGAGCGGGTGCTTGATGATGCTGGCTGTACCGTGGAGCAACATCCAACCCTAGCGGCAAGAGATAACTATGCTAGCTCGCACGGATATGTCAGCCAGCGTGGCGCAAAGGTCATTACATATGACAAGTCAGATGGAGAGGTTCACCGAGTCACTGTGAGGCCAAGGCTATGACCAAAGTAATTGAGTTCAAGCGCCCGATGGCGTGGGAGTCAGCACAGGAGATGGCCGAGGCGTTCGCGGAGAGGTTGGGTTCTGATGAGGGTGGTTTTGCGTCGGACCTTTACAGCGCAGTGATTATGTACCGCATGAAGGACGGCAGTATTTCTTTTGAATGCAGTGAAAACGCCAACGCCCTTGACGTGGGGATGATGGCGTCAGCGGTTCACCTTGCCTGCTTGTACGAGATGGGGATGGTTGAGATCGGAGACGACGAGGTTATCCACTAGCCTCCGGCCAGTAAACAGCCACCACCGACATAAAAACAACAATCACCAGCGCCCACACATACTCAGAGAACCCCTGCGGCTCCAGCTCACTTTTGCATTTGTCGCAAAGCGCCCTAGATATCGGAATACCAGATTTATTACACCTATAGCAGTGCCTCACAGCCCGTTCATCTCCGCTAGCTTGTTCTGAGCCTTCTTCAAGTCCTCAATCGCCGCCTCAATAATATCCAGACTATCCGCGTTCATATTGGATATGTCGGTTATCCTCTTAATGGCCTTGTCCAACTCCTCCAGCCTATCAAGCACCGCTGTTACAGCCTGTTCAGCCATATCTCCCTCCAACTCTACCTTGATTCTGGTCACGCCCTACCCTCTTCTGCCGGCGGTATGTAGTATCCAATCTCTGCGGCGACACGACACAGCGTTTCTATTAGGTCTGAATAGTCACCTTTAGAGGCGTCACCTGAACGCTTGACCGGCCTTCTCCGCATACCAAACTTGGTCGCATGCTCTGTTGAGCCATAGCACTGGCACAACATCTCTTCATGCATCTCATCTGGCGTCATCCCACAGAACCGAGCAAACTCGCCGCAGTACTTGCGGTAGTAGTTTTCCTGCGGTCGGGTCCGTTCACTACGGAGCGGTTTGATCTCTATGGTGACACCGTATGGAGCCTGCTTGTTGGTGTCGATCAAGTCCTTGACGGCATCTGGAAACGCCGATGACAGATACTGAAAAACATTCATTAACTGGATGGACTTAGTTCGCGGAATGTGCAACTGCATCTTTGGTCTCCTTGTCTTGGTACGGGCGGTAGAAGTAGAGGGGGCAATTTGGAGCGGTGCAGTTCCTTATGCTTTCGCGGAACCCCTGCTCAATGTGATCCTTGGTGCATCCCATGCAGTGGGCACACATGGCCTTTATTGCTCTCTGCCTTGTGCGCTTTTTTTCATACTGAAGTAGCGGGTTGTATGTGCTCATGGTTCGTGTCCCTTGATATCAATGATCTCCTGCGCCACGCGGCGCACTAACGTCTGAATTATCAGGAATAAGAACTGCTCGCTGAGATCGATTTTCTTTTCAAACGATGACCCATCAAAGGCCACGTCAAATTTGTAATGACATTTTGAGCACAGGTCTGCGATGCAAAGGTCGTGCGGCTTGTGCCCTGTCCCCTTGCCAAGCCTGTGCGATCTCATGCCGGTGTAATGTGCGGCAACCACGGTGCCATCAGCGGCACCGCAGTTAACACATGACTGGCCCTTGGCCCCGTCGAGCAGTTTCTTTGACCTAATCAAAACGGAATATCGTCCTCTTCGATCAGGATGGGCTGGGGTTCTGGGACAGGAGGAGGCGGCGGCGGGGCTGACGCAGTCTCCTCTCCGTCCCAGAAAACTTCACCAGTCACATACTGGTACGGCTGGCCAGTGTCTTGCGCCTTTCGGGTCCATGACGCCAGCTTAACCTTGGGCGTTTCGCCCTTTTTCGCCATAGCGATCAACCCCTTTAGCTGTTCGCGGGTCAGATCGACCTTGCCCGTCATGTCAGGATGATTCTGCGCTTTCTTGTCTTTGTTTGGCCAGAGACCACCCTCGCTTTTGTGATACTTACTCATTGGTTCCCTCCTTCTGGGTCTTGAGTTGTTGCCGTAGAGCAGTGAAGTGACCCTTCAGTTGCTCGTAGTGCTCGTTGTAGTTTTGATCCAGCAGATCAATTACCTGTTTATTCTGCTTCCAGAAGTCGATCAGGTCTTGCTCTGTGCCTGTTGCGAACGTGTCAGCAGTACCCATCATGAACGCCAGCACGTTGTCAGCTTCTTCTTTGGACCCGATGTGGTTAATGGGGGGCTGTGCCTGCTTGGCAACCTCTTCCTGCTTGATCGGCGTCACCTTCTGGGCCGGCTCCTTTTTCTTGGCAGGCTTTTTCTCTGGCTTTGGCTCTGACGGCGGGTCGCTGTCAGGCGGCAGGTCTTCTCCAGCGTAGATGTAGTGGCCCAGCCCAAACATGCCGATGCACTTGGTCAGGCACCGCATGCGGGTGTCCGATACCTTGCGCATGTCGGGGTTTTGGATTGCGTGATTCTTGTAGTCCATCACCGGCAACCACATGGTCCGCTCCAGCTCGCCGATCTTGATGCGGCACCAGACCTCGCAATAGCCCTGCGGGTCACGTTGCTCGTTGAAGAACTCGTAGGTCGCCTGCGGGTAATGCTCCATCAGGGTGCCCCACGCCCACGCCCAAGACAGATAGGTCAGGCCGTTTTTCTTTTCGGCGCGTTCGCTAACGTCAACCTTTGACAGTGTCTCCCAGACCGACTGATATGTCGGCTCAGAGGAGGTAGTTTTTTTTGTGCTCATCGCTTACTCCTATCGTTTTCAGTGTTTCGGTTGATGTGATCTTTAATTTCCCCCTGACAAACCTTCGTCCAGTACTCAGTGCAACGGCGCACCCCAAGAGCGTTTGCCAGCCAGCGCGAGTCGAGCTTGTCGATGTCATTCTCAAGGAAAAGATCAACGATTGCTCCCTCCCCAAATTCTTTCTGTACAGCAAGCACGCTCCAGCAGGGTTGATTTGGGCGGTCTTTTGGGTCTACACAATCTTCGGGGAGGTTGGCGGTTATGCTATGGCAAATCTGCCTAGCTTTGGCGTATGCCCCTTCGTCTTCATACCCAGCTATTCGCAGGACAACGCACTCCTGTATCGCTCCCAGCACGTTCAAGGCTAATACAGCGATGTATTCCTGCGGCTCATCACAAGAGCCATGACTTTTTGTGCTCATTCGACACTCCTATTGCCTTAAGTATTTCGGTTGGTGTGAGCTTGAAGAACAAACCCGTGCTCATGTCTCCCGCCCGCTTTTCGCCCAGATAAAATGTGACGTTGTCGCCGGACACCACAACCTTTAACTTGTTGGCTGTAATCTGGTTGAGCGCCACCACTTTCAAATAAAAATCAGGGTCTTGCTGAATCATGCGGCCCTCCACTGGTCGCACCACTCAGCAACACGGCACCAGTTATCCTCGCATCTGGTGTAGCGCCCCTCTCTGGTTTCGACAACCAAGTCCTCTTTGCCCTCGGCGTATTCACGCGCCTCATCCATTGAGTCAAACACCCTCAGCGCTCGCTTGTTGCCATCTTTCTTGACGGCAAACAGGTCGGGCTTTTTCCAGCGCTCCTCATCAGAGCATAGGGGCAGTGGCTCGCCCGTCAGCCGCAGAAATTCCGCTTCGTCGTGCAAACGGACCCGTTCACGGACATAGCTATCCCTGTCTTGTTGGCTCCAAAGCGGGATATCCACGATCACGATTGGCGCCTTCGGGTAGTTCGCCTCTCCGGCCTTGTTGCGTTGCCAGTCCCGCAGGACCGCCACGATATTGAGCGCCGACACCTCGACCTCATGATTCTGCTCGACCAGCCAAGCGTAGAAGTTGAGTTGCTTGTCCCACTCCTTCTTGCCGTAGATGACCGACCAGACCGACGTACACTTGTAGTCGAGAATGGTGACGGTGCCATCTCCTTCGGAGCGTTGCAGATCGATAGCGCCACTGATGAGCCAGTTATCGACCTCGGCAAACAGCCTTTCTTCCACGATGTGGCCGTCCGGTTGGTGTTTTTCAAACATGTTGTGGACTGCGGTGCCAAGCACAGACCAAACCATGTCGGATGCGTCTTCCTCAATCACGGCATCGTGCTCTGCCTTGAGAATGCGCACACGCGGAGAGTCGATCAGTTGCGTAACGGATCGATTGCTGTTGCCACGGCTGTAATCGCTGTGGGTCAGCGCCTGATAAACAGGCTCCGGTAGGTTTGTGTGGTTGGTTATTCTCACTGGATTCTGAACACCCGCATCTGATCGCCGTCTCGGACCACGCTAAATTTTTTCGGGGGGTGTCGCCTTTGGAACCGGACCACTCGTTGGCGTAACGCTTGGACAAGTCGGGCGTCGCCTGACATAACTGGGGCGAGGAATGATTCGTTGATCTCCATCTCCGAAAATGGTAACTCTGGCAAGCGGGTGCGTTGCGGGATTGGAATGTTCCGTTCGATCTTGATCATACTGCTCTCTCTCTTCAGCTTCTTGAAGTTGGTAGACGTAGCGTCCCATTTTGCTCATACAATGGTCCTCGTTTTGAACCAGTCGTAATGATAATAGCGGGAAGAAATAAATGTCAAACAACATCGTAGAAATGGTGATCTATGGCGAGCCGTGTAGCAAAGCAAATAGCCGTAGACTTGTTAAGAGTAAGAGTGGGCGCCCGCTGTTCATCAAATCCCAGAAAGCGCTCGACTATGTGAAGTCATTTGAGAAGCAGTGCAGGAAAATTGATCCGCCAGTCGAGAAAGATGTAGCCGTCCGGATCGTTATCTTTTATGCTAGTCGACGGCCTGACCTTGACGAATCATTGATACTGGATTGCATGCAGGGTCCGATATACAAGAACGATAGGCAGGTCAAGGAAAAGCACATAATCTGGGGAGGGGTTGACAAACACAACCCGAGGGCAGAAATCAGTGTCCGATATTTACAAGACGGTTTACAGCAAGGTGATATTCCAAGCGATTCGTGATCTCGTTGGGTCACAGCCGCAAGAAAAGCAGGACGCCGTCAAGTATTTGCAATCTCCAGCATTCTTGTCGCACTGCGAAATCGCGGGGTTTCCGTCTGGTTTGCAGGACGCCTTGGATGAGATGTTACTGCTCAGTCGCACCGAACAGAAGGTGGTCGCCAGAATGGTGATGGAAGAGCTGACATCTTGTGCATAAAAAAGCCCCCGATGGGCGGGGGCTGGACTCAAGGAAGGTTCACCACTAGTACTGTCCTAGTCTAGTACATTACTAAGTATATATAAATAGTAATGTTCTAAGCTAGTACTGTTCTAGTCTAGGACAGTTCTAGGGTCTACTCATATCATAAAATATGGGGGTAGGCAACCACTATGACCGCTCTGAACGACTACGTTCTTGGCCATAGTCAGGACGCCCGAGTGAGGTGTCCCGAGTGTGGCGATCAGCGAAAAAAGAAAAATCAAAAAACATTCTCAATCACGATCAAGCCCGATCACACCCTGTACCACTGTCACCACTGTGGTCTATCGGGTGCTGTTCGGCGTGAAAAATTTTACGAGGCTCACATGGAGAAAGTAGTAAAGATACCCACCCAGCTAAATTACAACGTGCAGTTGATACAGGATTTTTTCGGAAGGCGTAGCGTGCCACTGGATACTCTTGACGGGTTGCCGGCAATGACCACAGGGATGAAATGGTTTGATGGCGCTCAACGGGAGGCAGTGGGTTTCATTTACGGGCCTCGGGAAAACCCGACAGCAATCAAGTGGCGATCCGTGGAAGGGAAGGGATTTCTCTGTGATGGCGCACCCAGATCGTTCTACGGTATCGAAAACGTGGAAGATACGGACGAGGATTTGACGATAGTCGAGGGGGAGTGTGATGTCATTGCTTTGGCTAGCGTCGGAATTAAGGCCGTATCTTGCCCCAACGGCGCACCTGCAAAGGTCAGCCAAAATCGGGTCTCTCCGGAGGAGGACAACAAGTTCTCGTATATCTGGGAGGAAAGGGAGCGTCTGGAGCGCGTCAAGCGGGTTATTTTGGCGACCGATAACGATCAGGCAGGCGAGGCGTTGGCAGAGGAAATCGCCCGTCGAGTGGGTCGGGCCAAGTGCTGGCGGGTCAAGTTTCCCGAGGGGACGAAGGACGCAAACGATGCTGTTGACAAGCTAGGAGCAGACGAAACACGCAGACTCTTCGATAATCCTGAGCCAGTTCCGCTGTCCGGAGTCTATGGTGCGTCGGAATATCTGAATGATATCAAGGACATCTACGCTAATGGCCACGGGCGCGGGGCGTCCACCGGCTTCCCCGCTATCGATGAGTTGTTCACCATAGCCGAGGGACAGCTATCTATCGTCACCGGAATGCCGAGTTCGGGTAAGTCCGAGTTCATTGATCAGATCATGGTGAATCTGGCCCAGCGCGAGTCATGGAAGTTTGCCGTGTGCTCGTTTGAGAACCCGCCCCATATGCACATCGCCAAGTTGGCAGAGAAAGTCACGGGCAAGCCGTTCTATGACGGGCTTGGTCCCAGAATGACAGAGGAGGAATTGGAAGAAGCAATAGTGTTCATTAACGAACACTTTGTGTTCCTTGAATCCAAGGACGGCGGCATGAGCACCATCGACAGTGTCATTGAGCGCACCAAGCAAGCTGTCATGCGTCTGGGGGTGCGGGGCTTGATCATTGATCCCTACAACTACATTGAGCAGTCAGGGTCCGAAGAGCACAACAGCATTAGCCAGATGCTCAGTCGAATCACCGCCTTTGCCAAGGCCCACGGCATCCACGTCTGGTTTGTCGCCCACCCCCAGAAAATGTATCCCCGAGAGGACGGCACCTATGCAGTGCCCAAGGGTATGAATATCAGCGGTTCGGCGGCATGGTTCGCGAAAGCCGATCTAGGCATCACCGTCCACCGAGGCGATGACTGCGTCGAGATACATTGCTGGAAGTCAAGGTTCAAGTGGACAGGCCAGCAGGGCGTGGCATGCCTTACATATGAGTTGTCAAATGGTAGATACCGAGACTACGCTCCGCCGGCAGAAATAAAGACGATCAAGGGAGTTGACCGGAGTTGGGAGGACTTTGATGAATTCTGATAACGTGTCAAGCACAGCCAAGAAATTATCCGGGGACAAACATTCTTATGTCTGACAAGTCACACACAGACCTCGGCACGAAGGAAATCTACAAACGCCACGCAGTGATGGTCGAGGGCGGCAATATGCCCCGAGCCAAGGTCATGGATCAGACACTGATTGATCGATATCTGATGGACGGGCTGATCACGCTGTCCCAGCATCAGGCCGGCGAGTATGTCATGAGTCAGGCACTGCAAGCGGGGATGTACACCAAGCCTCTCAGCTCTGAGCCATCTTCGGGTGCCAGAGCCAAGGACTCTGTCGCCACAGAATCGCTCATGCGGTACGGACGCACACTGGATTTGGTCAGCAAACGCTTTGGTCCGTATCACAAGTATCTGGTGGAGGAGGTTGTTCTGCATGGGTGGGATGTGTCGTTGGACGCCAAGAAAATGACAGCGCTCAAGGAAGCGCTCGACTGGATATCTGAGCGGCGTCTGGCCGGTGGGCGTAATCCGCTGAGGAAGCTGAAAGGTGAGTAGTTTTGATGAGCAGGTAGGCGGGGATCATTACAAGCGACTCAAGATTCAGCCGTTGGAGTATGCGCTGGCAAATGATCTGGGGATTTGCGAGCACGCCGTGATTAAGTATGTGTCGAGGTGGCGTGACAAGGGCGGTACTGATGACTTGTTAAAAGCAAAACACTACATCGAGTTGCTTCTGGAGTTTGAGAGTGAAAAGTCTGGGAACGGGTAGGCGTTTTAATCACATGACGATTTGTGAAAACGGCGAGGGACAGCATGTAGGAACCCTCGCTGAGATGGAGTTTTCGCGTTTCCTGATTATGAGCAACATACAGCATGCGTGGTCGGCTTGCGACAAAGGCCCGTATGACTTTGCCGTAATGGACATATCCGGTCGCATGGTAGGGATTGATGTGAAGGCAAAAAAGAGGAATGTGCCACCATCACACTCTCAGGATGCGCACGTTACCTGCGATCAAGAGCTATATGAATGCCATGTTTATGTTTTTTACAGTGTTACAGATGACAAGCCAACAGCGATGGGGTGGATTGGTAAAGGTGATTTTTGGCGAGACTGCCGAAGGGTGCGGAAGGGTGACAGGGACGGCTCTTTTGAGGAGCACGTTGACGCGGGGAAGATGAAGTACAGTGAACTTAAAAAAATGCCTGATCTTCTTGGGTATTTGAAGTCCTGCTGGGAATAGGATGCGGTGGATAGCGCCTGACCAATCACATGAACATGAATTCATCGTTAGCCCCTGATCAGGCGCTTATGCCCGTGCCACCGCACACGGTTAGGAGTTGGGGCTAACCCAGTGTAGCACCAGTCGGCTTTTTGCGTAAAGCGGCTGGGCACCTAATTATTTCAATGGATGGAGAGTCTGCCTCCCTTAGCAACATAACCGATAGGTCGGCCATGATCGCTACGTCCTCTCCGAATCTCTCGGCCATCTGCATAGCCGCTTGCACCGCTATCTGGTAATCGTCTGGCTCGGCCATTCATGATCCCCTTACGTCTGAGAAATCGTGAGTAAGCGCCGGCCTCAAGGTCAGCGCATTTACCTACCCCGCACAAATCGGTTGATTCGTAGATAGCGGGGCAAGCGGGGGCGTGGACGCCCCCTTCCATGTCGCAGTACTGGCAAGTCATGAGACCAGCGCCAGAACAACAAGCACCAACGTGGTGAATGACATCATTGCGCCAGCACCAGCAATCAAGGTCAGCATCGGTATCTGCTGAACCATGCGCTCCGCTTCCATTACCCGATCCAGCAAGGTGTCTGGCATTTCGGGCGGCTTGGGTCGGGCTTCTGCCTTTGGAGTAGGCTCCACCTTTCTCGCAGGCGATTGCAGAGGCAGTGACCTCTGGGTGTTTTTGCGAATGTAGGTCGCCCTCCATGCTACCGACTGAGCGGTTCTGCCCAGCGCTTGGGCAATGACCATCTTGCTGAGGCCTTTCTCCAAGCACTCCGTCAGCACCGCATCATCCTCTTTGGACCATTTTGTAAAATGTCTTTCCATTGTGATTACTCCTCACAGTTGACGTTTGGGTTGTAGGCAGGCCAAACCTTATCCTCAACCATTTCACAGTAGTGGCGTTCGGCGGCGACTGCATCATCGTAGTCACCGCGCCCCACCACGCCCAAAACGAGCAGGAGCGAAATTACCCCCACCCATATTGAAATCGCGTTATCCATCAAAGCTTCCACCCCCGTGCATTTTTAAGCGTGTTGATCGCGGCCACTGCGTTTTGATAAAACTCTGAGTCGGTCTCCACCCAGTCATCAAGCATGATGTTGAGGGTGTCGCAGACAACGTAGGTTGCCTCACTCTCCGTCATCGCTGGGGGTTCGGGAGGAGCGTCCTCCGCATTGGGGCAGTTGGGATGGTGCTCGCTGATATGCCAGCACTCGTTGCACATTCTGATCATGTCATTCACTCCTACATTGAGACAATGTTTATGTTACGTCCGTATGGACGGGTAGGCAAGTACTATCATGCAAGTCGCTCAGAAAGTCCTCCAAAAACCCCTCGGCTATCGCGTAGTTTTCGGCGCGTGCTTGCTCGCTTTTGTCACCTTGCAATTCGCATAGGATTTCGCCTATGGCTAGCTTTGCGGTATCGATGTTCATGACGCGGCCTCCTGATTGGCTTCTTTGAGTGCGGCCTTCGCTTCCACGAACGCCTCGGTAACTTCCCACGGCAACCCGTAGTTCCCCGCGCAGATGGGGCCGTAACCGTTGCTGACAGACTCGTCAGTAGTCAGGTCACGGTTGCAGAAACAGCAGTTGCCATGTTGTGCGCCGTGCGCCTTGGCAGACCTGACAACGTCAGCGCCAATCTCAGCGATGCGCTTGATGATCTCGGGGGATGCGTCACGGCTGGGGTGAAGCTCGCCCTCCGGCGTGATCTTGCCAAGGTAGGGGCGATCACCGAAACCGTCTTCCTCGCCCTTGACGTAGATATGACCGGCGTTGCGGCCAGTAGCAGGAGCAAGCGAGAACAGCAAGTCGCCCGTGTTGACTTTGGGGCGCTTGATGCCTGCCTCCTGAGCTAGACCAAACCGGCGCAGTAGATCGCTCATGTCGATCTTGGTCTGCTTTGCTTCAGCTCTTTCGGCGTCGTCAGCAATGATGCGATACACGGCGGCGAGTTGCTTATCGGTCAGTGACCCGTGCTTGCGGACACCGTCGAGCAGGCTCTTGGCGAAGTTGTCTTCGCCGTTGCGCTTGACCCCAGCGTTCTCGGCCAGCCATTTGTGAGCCACTGGTTGCTCTTCAGCGAACAGCGTCACGTTAGCCTCGGCGTCAGCCACCTTGCGCTTGGCTGATGCGTCACGCGCCTTGCGTCGAGCGTGAGGGGATGTCTTGAAATGCCCCTTGCCCTTACAGGCAAAGCACTTGCCCTCGTGAGTTCCGTAACGGCTAACCCAGACGCCAGTGCCCGCGCATTTGTCGCAGGCAAAGGTGTCATCTGAACCCTTGCGGGTTGGTAGCTTTGAAATGTCAGGCGTTGCTAAATCTTCAAACATAATTGACTCCTCAGCGTGGGAGGCCGCTTATGCGGCCCGTAACCCCTTTGATTTGATTAGGCAAATTCTGCCATTACTTGATTCATCATCACGCGCATTTCTTCCTGATATTCCTGATGGCGTGAGAAAAAGTCCTCACAGATGCGGCCAGCATCTATTAACGCGGCGATCTGCTCTTCTGTTGCATAATAGAGCGCGTCCCATTCGCCGACGTTTAAGTCTGCCGCGATTGCGTCAAGCGTTATCGGTTGCGCGCTTCCTGCCAGTGCTTCTGTCATGCTCATTGCTTAACCCCTTTCTGTTGGCCGACGCATTAGTGCGTCATGGTTGACTCCCCAGTCATTCGGGTGGATTCCCGTGACACCCCGAAGGGTGTTTCGGCCCGTATCCCTCGGGCCATCATCAGACGGGTTATTGGGCCTTACTCAGTGAGTATTCATTCCAACGGGCCTGCGTCTTATCGCACAGTTCTTGGCGGAACCCTGCGTATGCATTGTGAGCCATGAGAATCGACTCTATTGTTGATTGAGCGCCGTCTCGAAGGCCGTAGTAATACATGGCAGTGTGCCCGCCTTGGGTGAAATGCTCAGGCAGGCTCGGGTCTTCAGCCTCGATACGGGCGGCGATTCTCGCGCACCACTCAGCAGAATGTTGGCGCTCCTCAATGCACTCTAAAACTCGCTTGGATAACTTCATGGGATTCACTCCTCAGTGATTTCGATAACGGTTGCGTTCAGGTCTTCGACGGGGTTTGCCTTGATGATTTGGTAATAAACAGCCTCGCCGAAGGCAACGTCATCTATGTCCTCGGCGGTGAGGTTGTCCGGATCGGAAACGTCAGCCTGAAAAATAATCGAGGTGACGCATTCTATTGTGCATATAGCCATGTTGATTCACTCCTCAGTTATGGGTTACAGCAGGTCTGCATTAATGACATTGCCGACGCGGGGGTTGAGTCCCTCCCGCGCTAGGATCTTGTCTGCACGCTCGCCGTACCTGACGGCGTCCTTTCGGCAGTCTTCGACGCTGGGCAATTCGATGCCGTATTCATCGAATAGGGTGACCGTTGCTGAACACATACGCTCCGCGTTTAAGTACCAGCGCAGTGTTCGCATGGGTGTGCGCTCCAGCGTCCTGTTGCACACGGTGATGCTGTTGATTAGGTGGGCGATTTCCTCAGCTTCAGTTTTGGTTAGTGGCATGGTGATTCACTCCTCAGTGATGGGTGAAGGCCGCTTATGCGGCCTGTTGGATTTCCTCGGCAACCTGAAGGCTGTCGAGATAGTCGATTGCTTTTGACGCCAGCTTGGCGGCATCAGAGATGTACTTGCGATCATCTTTGAGCGCCTTGAGCCAGCCATTGAGGTACTTGGCATGGTCTGCGCGAACCTCGACAGACACACCCAGCTTGACGCAAAGCATGACAGCGCCGATCTCTGCGACCAGTTCCTCGAATGCATAGCCGCGCTTTGACTTGTCATCAAGGCGGTTGCACCGTGACTTGTGACCCGTCCAATGGATCAACTCATGCAGTGCGGTTGAGTAGTAGCATTCGGTTGCGTCACTGGTATCAGTGGCGGTGAAGTCACACCGTCGCGGCATTTTGATCTGATCAAGCAAGGGGATGTAGCACGCTTGGCCCTGATCATTCTCGGTGATGCGCGCACCAGTGTTGACGATGTACTGGTCAACCTTGGCGAGCACCTCGGTTTGATCAACCTTGTCACCGTCATCAGCGACTGGCGGTTCCCACCCGTCTACCTGAGTGGCGTCAAAGATAGTCGCGGGCCTGAACCCGATCAGCACTTTGTCCTCGGTCTTTTTGTCCTTGACGATCAGCGGGGCAGTGATGCCGATACCCTTGCCGCCCTTGCGTACCTGAGCGCCAATAGTCTGCCATTGCCCATAACCTGCCGCATGGCTGATGCCCATGATGCCCAGCCATAATGCGTTCAGCCCTCGGTATTCCTTGCCGGTGACTACGTTTGTGGGGATAGAGCAGAGTCCGCTAAAGGGTTTGATCCATCCGGTGCCGTGCTCATTCATTGCGGCCTCGATTGCGTTTGTGATCTCGGCTTCGATGTCTCGCTTTTGCTTTTTCATATGATTCACTCCTCAGTGATTAAGCGCCCATCAACAGGCGCTTGAGATCCGCGACAGTGCGGCCAGATACAGCAGATAACTCTGCCAGCGTGATGTTGGTGCTATCAAATAGCGAAATGATTTCGCAGTCGGTCATGATTTCACTCCTCAGTGATTAGTGGTTTCGGCCAGCATCAGGCCATCATCAGTGCCACTGCTATGTGGCAGACCTTGGGGGCGCGCGGCCCCCTGTTGATTAGCTGTATTCGACGCAGGTATCGGCATATGCCTCGGCGTCACCCAAGTGCTTAAAAGACTTGTGGATTCCGACGCGCTCGCCAGCATCGACATCGTGTAGGATCACGCGGTATTTCCACATGATGTTGGGCCATGTTATGACCTGAGCTATCAGGCCCGCCTCATCGTTTTCGACTTCGTAAACCACTTCGGATTTAAACGTGTATTGCATGTGATCACTCCCTAGTGATTAGTGGTGTTGAGCAGAGCGCTCAGTCATACCCAACGCGCAGGGCGGTGGGCATGGTGAAAGCTCTGAATCGGTACGGGGTGATGCTGGGGAACGACTCCCCGAAAAATACCTCGACGCTACACCCGCCGTTGGGAACCCCTCGCTGTGTCTTGAGACTGCTACCCGAATGCGTTGAAGTGGAGTTGAGTGGATCGACCAGTTGGATCGGATGCGCTGGCGTGGGGACTGAGTCTCGAATACCTCATTACAGTCACCGCCCAGTGGTTACCTCACCAGTGGTGTCACCCTCCCGCAAAATACAGTCGCGAGTCGCGCTCTCCGCGCTTGGGTTCAGCCGCTCGTCCTGAGCGCTGGCGGACTTGACGCAGTCCCGCACGACGGTCACCCCGTGACCATGAGTGGATTATAAGCATGCCCTGATCATATGTGCAACATGTCATACATAAAATAATGTGAATATTGACAGCCAAGTCTATATACCTTCTATACACCAACGAAAAAATGCGCGGCGTGGGTCTGGGCTGGGCCTTACTGCTGACAAGTTGAAAAAAAACTTGACAAATCCGACATGCCACTAGGAAGCCCAGAATGGCGTTCTGAGAGCGATTAGAGGTGGGCCTTGCGCTACTATTAACAAGTCCATAAAAGCGCTCAGAGGGCCACAGAAAGACGATTTTTAAGTCATTGTTTTTGTTAGACATTTAGACTTGACTTTTTAAATTGGCACGCTATTTGCTTATCGACATTGATTACTGTCTGGCGGTCGTGATATATGCGGCGTTGCTACTGACATCGAGGGATAGACATGGGCAAAACCAGAACCGGCCTCACGGCCAAGCAACAGCACTTCTGTCGGTGCGTTGCGGCAGGGATGTCGCAGGCTGAGGCGTACAGGGAAGCGTATGACGTGACAGCAGAGGGGAAGTCAGCGAGTCACCGAGAGGCCGCATCCAGACTTATGCGAAGGGCTGACATCAGTACAAGGGTCTCGGCGCTAATAGCCCAGCGGGAGCGGTCGATACTTGCCTCTTCGCTCTCTGACCGAGAGAAAGTCCTGAGCAAGCTACGCCATTGGATCGATCACGCTGATGCAGAAGAGGGGATGGCCCACAAGCTGAGGGCCGCAGAGTTGTTGGGAAAGAGCACGTCGCTTTTTCGGGACGTTGTCGAGACCAGCGAGAGCCGGTCGAGTGACGAGCTACTCGCCGAGCTGGAAGCGATGCTTGAGTCAGTGGCCGACGATCAGGCCGAGCAATCGGACGATCCGGACATTTCTGCTGGACCTACCATCATGCATTGACCGACCCCCACCCCCCCTGAGCGAGCGGCGTGCCATATATCTATATACATAGTGAATCACTCAAAAAATCAATAAAATTTGGCCTGTCTTACCCGTAATTTGTCTCAATCAGGGGGATTTTTCCTAAAAAAACGGCTTGGAGTCCCACCCCACCCCCTATTTTTCTAAAAAATCTGCATTTTTCACAAAAAAACCCTGTCTTACTGTAGACATGTTCGTGTCAAGGGGGTATATTCTCTACAATCCGGGGGAATTTCTACCCCTAGAACAGTCCTAGTACTAGGACAGTCCTAACTTAGTACCTTCCTACTGGTGCTTTTCAACTGTTTCCTTCCTATTTTTTTTTATTTATAGATTTAAGCAAGTCTAGACAGGGCTATGCTTTCTTAGGGGGGTGTTATGTCTGGATTTAACGGGAGCTTATAGTGGCAGTCACTACAGGGCAGGTTAATCAGCTTTATCAAGAGCTACTGGGGCGTTCCGGTGCCGAGCAGTATTTGTCGGATTGGGCAAGTTCCGGCATGACCATAGATGAAATCCGCAATGCCATAGCCAGTTCGCCGGAAGGGCAGTCATATGCTCAGGCGCAGGCCGCAACGAGCACCACTGGGACCAATACCAACGTACTCGGTCAGGAGACTGTAGGCTCAAACGACGCTGTCCAAGGCACCATTGAAGTCCTCTTTGAGCGCCACTTTGGGCGTCCTCCCACCCCGGAAGAGACGCGGACTTTTATGGATCAGTACAACCTAAGCGGTGATATTGATGCTGTAGATGCCGCTATTGTTCAAGCCGCGCAAACTAATTTTGGCGAAACTGAGGACGGCCCCACAACCACCACCACCACCGACCCGACAACCACCACCACTGGGATCAATACCAACGTACTCGGAGAGGAAACCGCAGGCTCAAATGATGCGGTTTTAGGCACTATTGAGGTGCTCTTTGAGCGCCACTTTGGGCGCCCTCCGACCGGGGCAGAAACGCAATCATTTCTTGCCCAGTACAACGAAAGCGGTGACATTGACGCGGTAGATGCCGCCATTTTGCAGGCCGCGCAAACCAATTTTGGCGCCACAGAAGCCTCTGACGGTATACAGGCTGGCGCTGAACTAGAGGCAATGCGGCCAGTAGTGCAGGGGCTGTACCAAGAGCTGTTTGGCCGGGAGGCTGGACAACAGGGCATGGATTATTGGCTCGCACAGCTTAGATCCGGCGCAACGACCCCAGACGGCCTCCGCGATGCCCTTATTTCTGGCGCCACAGGCGATGATTTGGCCTACTACAACCAGAATGTGCTTAACCCGCCTCCGGAAGATGATGGCGCGTCCGGTCCAATCACGGACGATGATGTCGTAGTCGAAGATGCAGACCCCACAACTACCAACACAGGCACCCCTTACTATACCGACACACCCACTACAGACCCCACAACCACCACCACCGACCCGACAACCACTACTACGGACCCGACAACCACCACCACCGACCCGACAACTACCACCACAACCGGCACAGGGGTCGACCCCTACGAGGGCACCTCCTACGAG